CATGTAAGATGATGTTTCAGAGAACATTTCTTTATTTCCACCTAATTGTTGCATATTAGGCATGTAAGATGATGTTTCAGAGAACATTTCTTTATTTCCACCTAATTGTTGCATATTAGGCATAAAAGATGATGTTTCAGAGAACATTTCTTTATTGGATGAATTATGATTACAAGTTTTGCCATGTGATTTACCACCTTTATGAGTGATGTTGTGTGACTTTTTAGAATGTAATTGTTGTTTATATACTGATGGCATATATGAGGATGTTTCAGAATAATTTCCTCCAAATTGTATATTTTGATTGAAAGAAGATGTTTCAGAGAAAACACCTAAATTACCACCTTTCATATTTTGTTCATTATGGTTCATTGAAATATTTTCAATATCTATCCATTTCGGTAATGAAATATTTGATTCAGACGCTGAATCTAATATACCTCCTAGATCATTTTTAAGAAATATACCTGACATTTATATATATTAATATAGAAATTAATTATTAAAAAATTTTTAAATACATTTTTTATCTTTCAGATATAGTTATATTACCTGTTAGTTTTTTAATAATTAAATTTTTATCAATCCTATAATAATATAGATGTATATTGATCAAATAGATGAATTATTTAACCGAATACTTAATGACTTTAATGTTTTTATAATGAAAGAAAAAATTATAGATAAAATATTAAAGGATATAAATTTTATTAAATTTCAAAATGATATATTATTATGTATTAATAAATTTATAAATAAAATTTCAAAACAGGATATAATAGATGTGATAAAAGTAGAAAAATATTATGATTATATTTTAGATTTGATAAAAAGATATTGCGCATATTATATATTTTTAGAAATAGCATATTATTATGAAGGTGACAAAGATAATTTTATTACGAACATAATTGAAATGAGTAAATATCAAAAAGATTCTATAATAAAAATACCTAATTTTTTTAATAGTGAAAATAATTCAAAGATTATATTATTTTATAATAATATTAAAAATATATTATTTTTGATGCAATTTAAAACCTTAGATAAAATTAAAATAATTTTAAGTAATAATCCTTTAAAATATGATTCTCTTATTAAATTATTTAATACTTTAGGTGAAGATTATATAACTGATTTTTTTTTTATAAAAGACAATAATCATAATATAATAAAAACATTAATATTTAGAGAACTTTATTTATTAGAAGATAAATTAAATATTACCAAAAATATTAGTCAAATTGATACAAATAATGTAGAATATAAATATATAGAAATAGTTGTATCAAGTGAAAAAAAAATTGTAGATTTTAATTTTATTCAAAAATTCGTAAATATGCAACATATGAATAGTAAAATGGCAAATGAAATATATGATTATTTGGAAGAAATAAAAAAATATGATGAATTAGTGATTAAAGAATCGCAAGAATATATAAATTATTTATTTGATAATAAAATTATTATTCCTATTACTGAAGAATTTATAAGATATCATAAGGATACAGAAAAATATGATATTGAAAATTTACTAAAAACTACACATATTAAAGAAAGAAATGCAACAAAGATAAAATATATTATGAATAAAACTACTAAAGTAATGAATTATTATTCACCATTAATAAATAATAATCCAAAATTAAAAATAGAAACAGAAGGATATTTTTATAAACAATTAGATCCAAGAATGGCGATTTTATATAATGATTTAGAAGAAATAAAAATTGTTCAAAAATTAAATATTAGTGATAATGCGGCAGATAAAGAATTATTAATAGATTTAGAACAAATAAGAAAATATTCATATGTAAATTTTAAAAATTTTAATAACGATGGTATTAAAATAAGACCATCAAATACAATAGAATGTATAAGAAGTATTAATTTGAAATATAAGGATAATAAATTACTAGAAACAAGAATAGGAAATGATAATATAGATATTAATATTATTGGTGTAGCATGGAATCCATCAAAAAAACCATTAATTTATTATAAAACATTAGATCTAAAAAATATTAAAAAAAATAATAAAAACAGTTTACCAATTTTTATTAATACTATGAAAAAAACATTTTATAAAAATAAAAATAATTTATATTATTGGATATTTGATAACAAAAATGATAAACCTGATAATATATCATATGTTAAGTATAATGTAAATGATATACAAAATAATATTAAATTAATGATATCTAGTATTTATAATAATTATATAGATTTAATATATTATAAATTATTACAAGATATAAATTCTATTAAAAATTTTACTATAAGTACATTTAATAATTTATTAAAACATTATGAAAAAAATTATTTTAATTTTGATTTAATACCCGATATTAAAAATAAAATAATAGAAAATACATTATTTAATAAATTAAAAGACATAGATATAGAAAAAGATACTTATGATTTATTTAAAAAAGATATTATAAAATTACCAGTTATTAAAATTGATAAACAAAAATTAGATATTATCGAATTAAGATCTAATAGTATTGAAATAGATATTAATACACATATTCCTATTTGTTATCATTATATTAAATGGAAAAATATATTATCATTATCTAAGAATACTGAAAACTTTAATCAAGAAATATTTAATTTTGTTAAAAAATATATAAGAATTAATGATCATGGACAACATACTTGCAAAAGTTGTGGTGAAATTGTACCTATACAAAAATATGTTTATGAAGGAACATTTGTAGAAGAATTAGATACATTTTTAACAACATCAATTGCCGTAACACACAAGTTAGAAAATATACCTAAATATACTAAATATATGCGTATAATTAAAAACATTGAAAAAAATATAGAAAGAATTGCAGGTTTATTAAATTTAACTACATTAATAGGGAATACACCAGTAATTCTATTAAAAAGAAGAATTATGATAAAAGATATAATTGATTTATTATTAATACATACAGAGTGGTTAAAAAATCAAGAAAAAAATCAAACGAATAGAATAAAATTATATTCACAAAAATATGGTATTGATAAAGAATATACTAATTTATTTTTCTTTGAACTTAAAGATGATATTTTTTTAACTAGTTCAACTGATACTGATTATTATAAAATAATTAAATATAATAATATTATTGCTTATATAATTTTTATAATTTTAATTGAAATAAACAGCGGGCAAATACTTAATTTTCGTGAAGATAAACAATATAATTATTATTTATATAATAAAATTAATGAGAATTTATTTAATAATTTATATTTAAGAATAAGTCAAAAAGAAAAAGTTCCATTACTAAAATTACCAATCCTATGTTATATTTTATATTATGTAAGTGGTATGGTTGTATCAAATAGAATTTGGTTATATAAAAATGATCATGATATAAAACAAAAATTAATATTTAATATTAATTTACAAAAATCTATAATACATACTACTATAGATTTACTTAATACATTAATTGAAGCTAATTTTGAAGAAAATAAAAATTATTTTTATGAAATTATAAATACTAAAATAAATATTAAAATAAATAATTTATTTAATAGTACATTATTATTAAATCAAATAAAAAATAAATGTGAAAAAAATATAATAATAGATGATAAAAAAATATCTATTAAAAATATTAAAATAGATTATATTGATTTAGATTATAATTTTAATATAATAGAAAAAGTATCTGATTATTGTATAGCAAAAATATATAAATTAGATAGTATTAAAACAACTAATAATAACAATAATAATTTTAATATATTAACTACTTGTGATACAGGTGATTTTCATTCATGGATTTTTAAAGATAATGATTTGATTTGTACATCATGTAACAAATCATACAATAATTTACTAAAATTATTAAATAATGATAAATATAATTACTTACATAAAATTAAATTAGTAAATTTAAATAAACTTGCTAAAAAATATTGTATATCAGGTGATACTCATGAATTAAATAATAATAAAATTTGTATTAAATGTAAAGAAGATTTATCTAAAGAAAAATTTTCTAATGATTATTTATTAAAATTAGAAAAAACTTTAGAAACTAAAAATAATGATAGTATAATTAAACATATTAATAATATGATGTTGTATAATGATACTATAATAAATAAAGAAAATAAAAAAAATAAAATAATCAATAATATTTTAAAAAAATATAAAAAAGTATTACATAATACCGATAATAAATTAGATAGATATATTGATCAATTTATTAATAAATTAATTGGTATTTTAGGCAATAAAATTAAAATTGATGATAAATATATATACTTAAATGATACTGTATATATTGTTGATCATAATTTTTTAGGAAATAAAATTTCTGATACCTTAACTGTTTTATCTTCTGAAAATAAAATAAATATTATAAATCATCCATACTTTAATAAAAATGTATTATATTACAATGATAAAGCGAATAAAGTTTATGTTTATTATGATAATATTACATTACAATATTTAGGTTATTCTCATGATAATAAAACAATTAAACAAAACAAAAATAATGCATCATTAAAAATAGATTATTCTCTCAAAGATAATATTATAAATTTAGGATATGAAAATCAAAATTATAATTTAAGTCATATTAATAAAAAATATCATACTGAAAAAATTAAAGATGATGAATATAAAGATATTATTACTGATATTTTACGTGAAAGAATAAATAATTTAAAACAAATTATTACACGTGCGCAATCTATTATATTTAATATTAAAAATAATAATAAAATTACATCATTACATATGACACAAGATAAAGTTATAATAAATGAATTTATTCAAAAATTAAAAAATATTAATGTTAAAAATTCACTAAAACATAAATCATTATTTAAACATTATTCATTTATTATTAAAAATATGGGTATTATAAATAATATTCCAAATGATTTTAAACTAGTACTTACCGATAATTATTTAGATGTAAATTGTTTAAATAAATTAAATAATATAGATTTGGTATTGATATATTATTTATTAGATAACTTTAATAAATTATTAAACTATAATAATGAAAAAATTATAGAATCACAAATAGCTGTATTAATTATTAAAATTATAAAATATTTACATAATATTTATTATAAACCATATTCTAATTATAATATTAGAAAATTTGATTTTATTTTAGTAAATGAAACACCATATATAGATGAAACACTTAAAGTAGTTGGTCATTATCAAGAATTATTAACACAACAAGAAATAGATGATCCAGAAAAGAAAGATGAAAATTTTAATGCTAACGAAGAATTTAATGCTTTCGATGTAGATGATTATGATTATAATGATGATATTGATGAACGTGCAGAAGCTTTCGATGGTTATGAACCATAACTTGTAAATTAAAATCTATTATACTATAATGATAATAGAAAAGTATAATATAATAAGTTTAAAATTATTATTTATTATATTGATAATATTAATATCACCTAAACATTTAAAAAATTATGATAAATATATTCAATCTTTTATATTTAAATTTTCTTTTATAATATTAATTATATTTGTTTATTTTAAAGATATTTATCTAGCTTTCTTAATAAGCATTTTATTTTTATTAATAAATCACTATAATAATAAAAATATAATTGATAAAGAAATTTTAAAAATTAAAAAAAAATATTAAATACACTCATTTTTATAAAAATCTAAAATTTTCATGATAAAATATTTTTATATATTCAGGGTGTTCACCTTTGACTTTTTCAATTAAATATTTATTAAATTGAAATGTAATAATAATACGCATATATATTCCCTTATTCAAATTTTGTTGTATACATTATATTATTGTAAAAATAAATATAATATATTCCATATAGTATAAAATAATTAAATATTAAAATGTATTAAACAATCAATCCTATAAATAATTATTTATTTATTATATTATTCAATTTATAAAAATATTAATTGAATAAACCAAATATGAAAACATATATTCATTAAATATTATCAGTATTTAATAAATAATTATTAAATATAAATTATTATGAAATAATTAAAATATTATTCTTACATTTCATACAAAATGACATATATATATTAACAATATTAGTTATTTATTCATATAATTAATAATCACTATCATTTTTATAAAATTTATATAATAAAATAATACACTCATTTTTATGAAAATTATCAAAAATTTCATGAAAAATGAAATTTTTGATAAATAATTTTTGCATAGAAAAAACTACACGTATTTTTTATGCTCATTAAATATAATCATTTCTAAATAAATAATTATTACTTACTAATTAATTAAATATTATTTTTTAAACGTATGATTAGGATAAATCTTTGATTTATCTCAATCTTAAGACAGAAAATCTTTGATTTTCTGTCGTAATAATTTTTATAAAATGAATATTGTATAACAGGCATAAAAAAGAATATGTATATTTTTATGAATTTTTTGATAATTTTTATAAAATAAGTGTATATTAAAAATTGAAAATAAAAAAGATTAAATATTATAACAATTTATGCACCATACAAAATTTTAAGATGAATCAAGATGATGTTATAAAATATATAATAAATATTTTTGAATTAAAACAAAAATATTTATTATTAAATACTAACTTATTATTTAGTGATATAAAAATATATGATTTTTTATTAAAAAAAAATATATCAATAAATATTAAAAATGAAATGATTAATATAATATCAAAATTAATTAATAATAATTTTGATATTTCTTATCATCAAGAATTAAATAAAATATCTTTTAATATTCCATTTATATCAAAAAGATATAAAATACAACAAATTGAAAAAAATAGGAACGATATTAATGATTTAAATATAATTACATGTCCAACTATAGTATCTGAATGTAGTTTCTGTCATTGTTTAAATGGATTATGTAATGAGCATTTAATTATTCAAAAAAAAAATACAAATTATTATAAGTACTACGAAATTAAAGCTCGTGAATGTAAAAGTTTAATAAATAAAGTATTATATAATATAATGACAATGTTTGGTAGATTCCATACTTCAATTTGTATATCTGATACCGATGAAGGGCATATCATTAAATTATTTAAAACAATTCAAAATCTAAATGTAGATTTAGAAAATTATTTAAGATATATAAAATCAATTCCAGTTATTAATATTGATGATTTTCAAGATATGACAAAAATAATTACAATTAATAATGTTCAAGTTAAAATTAAAAATCTAAGTTCTAATATTAAAAATAAACTTTTAACAAAAAATAGATTTGATAAAGATAATAAAGATTTTAATTTTATAGAATATGATGGAAAATATACTCCTATATATGATACATTAATTAAATATTTTAAATTACAGGATGACAGTAATTATTTAAAATATAAATACTTAAATAATGAAAATACAAAAAATCTTGAAAATAATTTAGAATTATTATTAGAAATATTTAGTGAAGATGAATTAAATGATAATATAAATGAAAATACATTTATTGATAAAATAATAGATATTAATCTAAATAAAGAAATAATAAAAAATCAAAAAAAAATAATAATTAAACTTGATAAACTAGATATAATTAGCGAATATCAAGAAATATATAATATATCACTTGAATATATATCTCTACTTTCTTATAATTTACCTTTCATAATATTTGATCATAGAATAAATAAATTAGATAATATATTAGTTAAATGTAAACAGAATTATTTACTTGATTTTATTAAATTAAATAAATTTAATTATTATACTATTACATATTTAAATATTATTATTGCTTATACACATGTAAAATATATGTTTCAATATATTAATATTGAATCTATTATAAATATAATATCATTTAACGATTGTAAAATGTATATGAGTAACAATTTGTATATTTTTATTTCAAATTATATAAATAATTATAATGAAATAATTAATAATTTGTTATCTATAGATTCTAAATATTATTCACATATTTATGAAAAAAATTTAATTACTAGCATATTAAACATAAAATTGGAAGATATATTTAAAATTGATGATGATCATATATCTCCTATTTATCAATTTCAAATTACTATTTTAATTTCATATTTAAAATATTATAATTATACCCATTTAGAATCTAAAATTAAATTATTTAAAAATGTATACAATGAATTAATGAATATGGCGCCTAGCATTTTAATAGCTGTATATAATAGTTTACTTAATTATTATTTATCATTATTTTTACTATTAAAAGATAATGATAATTATTTAATAGATAAATATATTGATAATTTGTTAAAATTGACTATAACATATAAATTATTATTAATATCTGATGGTAACTCAGAGATATTAATAAATAAATTATTTGATTGCATAAATGAATTTATGAATTATATTAATTATAGTATAGATTTATTAGCAATTATATTATTATTATTATCATTTTTAAAAAATCATAATGAAATTTTAATAGATAAAATTTTAGAATTAACAGCTACTAAATGGACAACAAATTATTATTTTCATGAGATCATAAGATGTAATCTTAAACATGATAAAGAAAATCTAGACCTTTTAGACAATTATATGAAAAAATCACCAATTATGAAACCTTATTATAATATAATTACAACAGTAGTAGAAAAAATATATGAAAAATAAAATTTAATTAATTCATATAATTATTTATAAAATAATAAATATTTTTTAAAAATTAGTGTATATTAAAATATTTCTTTTCAATTCATTTTCATCTAATTCATCTAGATATTTATAATATGATTTTTTTACTGCTTTGACATTTAAAGGTGGTAATATTGGAATTGCCATCCAATGTTTTCTTTTATTAATATAATCTTGTTCTATTTCTGTTGGATATAGATGTATTAAAGATGATTTAGGATTTGTTACTAATTTTCTAAAATTAGTAGGTAATAAACTATTTGATGTAGGGGGTAATACAATTAATAATTGCATAAATGGTTTTAATGGTTTACCAATTGTAAATTCATAATTATTAATATTTTTTATATATTTACTAATATCAGATAAAAATGGTGAATAATCATAAGGATAATACCAATCCCATGAGTGACAACTATCAAAATAATATAAAGCTATCCATTTAAGACCTATTAAATAATCATAAACCATTTTTTCACTAAATGGTTCTAATTCATCATCTGAAACATTCCAATAATGTTTATAATATCTTTTTCTCCATTCTATATGATTATCCATACCTAGTTTAATAGGATCATTAAATTTAAATAATAAATTTTCTATTTTAAACATTTCTCTATCATATGAATCATTACTATTACATTTAATATGACCTTTATTATTAAATTTTTTTTTTAAATAATTTTCTTCATTTAAACTTAATATAGTAATAAATTTTTTTAAAAAATGTATATTAATATTATTATTTTCAATAATATAATTGGACTTATTGTCTAAAAATAATTCTACACTAGATGTGGCATAAGCTTTAAATAATTCATCAATACCATTATCATATATTTCTATAGAAGGAATATGAGGTAAAAAATCATTTCCTAAAAAATAACAAATAAATATAAAATCTGATATTAATTTATTTTTATCTAAATTATCTATTATATTAATATCTGTTTCATATTTAATATATTTATTAAATGTTTCTATTATTAATTCTTTCATTGTATCAATATTTACAATAGTAAATGTAGTAGAATCAATAGTTTCATTTTTGATTGTATTATCAAAATGATTTGATTCTCTTAATAAATATATATTATCTATATTAACTGATAATGATAAGAATATCAAATCTGCATCTAATCCATAAATAATATATGAATAGATTTTATTATCTCTAATATAATTTAATAATTTATGTTCACCTTCACCTGGATTTAAATAAGATGAATATATTATATTTATTTTATATTTATTATTTTTAATCCATTCTAAAATATAATTATGTAATTTATCCATAAATTTAGTTCCTGGTGTAATTGCATTAGTATTCCAAAAATAAGAAATTTCTTTATTATGTTTTCTTTTAATATTATTTATTAATTTTGTATCCGCAATTGATTTATAACGTCTCGTACGTTGTTGTTTTATTTTTGCTAATGGTGCTACACCATCTATTGCAATAAATATTCCTTTTAATGGATCTATAAAATCAATTATTTTTTCTATATATTCTATAATATTATTTAACATTAATTGTTCTATAGTGTCTATATTTTTATTATCATTAATATTTATATTTTTTGTTACTTGAGCACATATTGGATGTATTAAACAATTAGCATCAAACATTAAATAATCAATATTTGGTTTTAAATTAGATAAAAAATTAGTTTTTTTATAATTTTTAATTAACCATAGAAAAAATCCTGGAACGCCCATTAAATATAAAATAAATTAACATTTAAAATGATTATTATTCATTTTTTTAGTAAATGAATAATAATTATTTTTTAGTTCTTCTTTGCAAAAAATATTTTTAATTCTCTAAATACTCTATCATAATTATCATGATATAATTTTCTATACTTTGCAATAGATTCTTCAAAAGTATTTAATAATACATGATTAAATCTATAATCAAAATCATTAATACAATTACAAGCAATTATTTGATTAATACAATCAAATTTATCTTTTGGTTTATAATATTTACTTATATAATAAGGTTTTTTTTGATTATATTTTGAATTAATATTATATCGATTTTTATCATTATATCTTTTATGATATTTGTCATTATTTGTTGTATGATATCTTTCATAATCTTTTTCATGATTATTTTTATGATATTTGTCATGATTTGTTGTATTATCGCGATTCATTATATACAAATTAAATGATATATAAATGGTTTACGGTACACTATTTAAATTAATGTATAAATATTTAAAAATTCAATTTTCTGTAGAATTATAAACCTTTAATGTTCTAGCAGAAGGATCAGTATATTTATCATTGTTAATCCATTTAGGTTGCCAGTAATGCGGTATAATATTTAATCTATTTTCTCCAAAATATTTAATAAATTGTTTTTTGTAATAATATGATTCTAAAGTAGGATAATTTGATTCTGATAATTCTTGATCAGATGCTAATGTTTTTATATTATCTTGAATTATTTCAAACCAAGATTTTTGTTCTGAACTAACACCATCAGAAAAAGCTTCTTTCTTGCGCCATAAAACTTCATGTGGTAAAATATTAGAACTTTCAAAAGCTTTTCTTAACCACCATTTTTCTATACCTTTATATTTTGGATGCCTTTTTTCTGGATCTATTTCCCAATAAGCACTAATAAATTCAGGATCTAAAAATGCAATTCTTCCTTCTAAGCCCCACCTACTTATACATCTATCAGCCCGTCTTCCATCAAACATATGTATTTTTTCAACATATTCTTTTGCTGTTTCGTGTAATTCACTCCCATTCGGTGCATAATAATTAAATAAATATGATGAACAAATTTCATCAGGTCCTTCACCTACCATAACAACTTTACCATCTGTTTTCGTTCCAATATATTTACATACTAGATATTGTCCTACAGATGCTCTAATTGTTGTAATATCCCAAGTTTCAGTTGTATATATAACATCATCTATAGCATTTAAACCTTCATTTTCTGTAAAAATAATTTCATGATGATTCGATTTAATAAAATCAGCTACTGATTTAGCATATTTTAAATCAGTTCCACCAATCATTCCACAACAATATGTATTAATAGGATTATTAAGCAATCTTGCAGATATAGCAGCTACTAATGAAGAATCTACGCCACCAGATAATAAAAATGCTATAGGTCTATCAGATATTAATCTTCTTTTTATTGAATTAATAGTAGCATATCTTATTTTTTCTAAAATATGATTTTCTAGATTAAATGGTGTATGAACAATGTTATAAATATTTTTAAAATTATATTTATAAAGATTACAAGATTTATCTAAATTATCAATATTTATTTTAATAATAGTTCCTGGTTCAAATTCTTGAATTTCATTTTCAAAAAAATTCATTCCTTTTATTTCTGAACTAAATAATAAAGAATCAGAATTATTATCCGGTTTATGATAATATAAAGGACGAATACCTATTTGATCTCTACCTGCAATTATATGTGTCAAATTTTTAAGATTATCAAATTCTAATAATATAAATGCAAATTCTCCTTTAATATCATTATCAAATAAATTATAAAACTTAGATAAATCATTATTATATTTAATATATAATCTTGGAATTGTTAAACAATCAGAATTATTTAATATGGGTAAATTATGATCAAAAATTAATTCTTTAAAATTATATATCTCACCATTACAAATAAATACAATAGTTTTTTGATTATATTCTATGATAAATGGTTGATTTGCATGAAAATTTAAATCAATTATTCCTAATCTATGAAATCCTATAAATACTGAATCATTAATAGTTTGAAATATTGATGTATCAGGTCCTCTAGATTTAATGTTCATAAAATTATTATATAATTTAGAATAAGGTATATTTTTATTATTAATTAATTGTATATATGCCCAAATACCACACATTAAAAATTAATAAAAATTAATCTTTAAACTTATTAATTATAATAAAATAATATAATAATTATAAATAATATATATGTATATATATATATATATACATATGAGTTCAAAAATAAATAGTTATCATAAAAGAGACAATACTGTATTTAATAATACGAGTACACCTATAGAGACTGAGAATAATCGTAATGTAAATGAATGTAAACAAAGATGTGTTAATAATGATAGATGTGTTTCTTTTACGCATTTTACTTCTCCAAAAACAATTAATAATACTCTTTATCCAATAGATACATGTGTATATTTTGATACTTATCCTGATTTAATTGTAAATCATCAAGGAACTAATACATATATACTAAATGATTTAGAAGAACAAAGAGGTAAAGGATATGGAGGACATGATCGTTTAACAGATTATGGTAATGGAGGTATAGACCCAGAAAGTTGTAAATCTTTATGTAATTCTGTTTCAAATTGTGGTGGTATAGATATATATAGTGCAGCTTGTTATTTTAAAAATAATATTGATCAATCTAAAGTAATAAATGTTCCTGCAAATACTATTTATAAAAGAAAAGGGCGTCCTCCAGAAAAATTTTATTTTGAATTAGAAAAAGATATAAATTATAGCGGAACAAATATTAGTAGTACTCCAAATGTGGACCCTATTCAGTGTTTAAATCAATGCAATGATAATGATAATTGTATGGGTGCTATAATTGGTTATGATAAAACTTGCAATCTTAAAAGCAATTTGTCTGGCAATATTCCTATAACTAATAATTCTACAGATACTTATGTAAAATTATCTAAAAAAAATATATCTCGTAATAATGCTAATTATGATAAATATTATAATAAAAATATAAATGAAACTAGAGTAACAAGTAGTTATCTAATTAATGTTAATTTAAATGAAGATCAATGTTATACATTATGTAATAATATTTCAAATTGTAAAGGATTCACATATACTAACAACCCGCAAAATTGTTCTTTAAAAAGTGATATATCTAAGGATAAATTAATCAAATCAAGAAATAGTGTTGCATATATAAAAAATAATAATACTAATAATTCTTATATATTAACACCACAAAATGATCATACAAATAATACTATAAATACAATAGATACATCTTCCATTCAAAATATTAATGATTGTATTTCTCAATGTACTACTAATAATTCTAATTGTGTAGGGGTAGTATATGATAATCAAAATAATTCATGTACATTAAAAAGTTTATTAATTGAAAATTCATATAGACCAACAACTAATAAAAATATTATTAAAATAAAAGAAAATCCTATTATTGCTCCTCCTCCAAATGGATCTAATACATCGACAGGAGACAACCCTCAAGGGGCTAATTCACAAGGGGCTAATTCACAAGGGGCTAATTCACAAGGGGCTAATTCACAAGGGGCCAATTCACAAGGGGCTAATTCACAAGGGGCTAATTCACAAGGGGCCAATTCACAAGGGACCAACCCACCAGGGGCTAATTCACAAGGGGCCAATTCACAAGGAGCCAATCCACCAGGGGCTAATTCACAAGGGGCCAATCCACCAGGGGCCAACCCACCAGGGGCCAACCCGCCAGGGGCTAATTCACAAGGGGCCAATTCACAAGGGACCAATCCACCAGACAAAAATAATAAATCTACAGAAACAACATCACCTAATACGTCAGAATCAAAATATGGTACTTGGGAAATTGTAGGAATTAGTGTAGCTGTAATAGTTGGTGTGATAGTAATAATAGCTGTGATTGCATGGTCTCGTAGGAAAAATAAGTATAATAGTGTATCTTCTAAAACTATGGCTGATGACTAATTTAGGTATAAAATCTTTTTAATTTATTTTATCTAAATTATTTTTCAGGTCCAATAATATTTTATTAAAATAATATAAAAGGCGTCAATATTAATTAAAAAAAATCAGAGATTTTTTTATTAATTGATTCAACTAATATACAAAATTTTACAGGTTCGACAAAAAATTAAAAATTTTCTGTCTTAAGATAAATAATAAATCGAAGATTTATTATTTATTGTTCCTTAGATTTCGGTTATAATATTAAAATAACATCTTTAGTTGATAATAATAAAATAAGATGAAAAAACTTCATTTTTTCATCGAACTCTATTATTTACAAATATTAAAAGGATCTATTCACGATGCTAAAATAATGGAAGATATTATTCAAAATAAATATTAATCTAATTAGTGATAAAGGATAAAAATGCTTTTCGCATTTTTCAGAAAGGATATATTAAAAATCAAAATTATGTAAATAAAATTAAAAATGAAAATAATATTAAAGTAATAACACCTTTAAGATGTAATAATAAAACAAATAATTTAAATACTGAGTGATAATAATCTATTAAAAAATAGATATGTAGTTGAACAATGAGAATAAAATCTTTATTCTCAATTAACATTTTTTTGGTTTATTAAAAAATGTTTTCGTAGAATTAGTATTATTAATGATAAATCTATTGTTATTTTATAATAGATTTTGTACAAGTAGCAGCATATATGATAATATAAACTATAAAATGTAATGTATAAACAATTTTAATACGAAATTAATAATAATATTTTTAAATATTATTTAAATTTTTTTTTCATATTTTTTATTAGATTTTTGCATATATGTCTAATATCAGAAAATTTAATAAAAAAAAAATTTGCTGATAGTTCCTACATTAGATTATATTTTTTTTAAAATTAATTTAATTTAAATGTGCAAAATCATTAATGTATTATTTAATTTTTAAATAAGTCGATTTTTTTTCAGTCCAATTATTTTTTATAAAAATTAGTACACTCATTTTTATGAAATATTTATTTTATAAGTTATTAATTACGTTTCATGTATAAGCATGATATCTAGGATAAAATAAAAGATTTTCTGCCTCAAGATTGGAATAAATCTTTGATTTATCTCAATCATACATTTAAAAATAATATTTAATTATTTAGGGATGTTCACCTTTGTCTTATTTAATTAAATATTTATTAAATTGAATGTAATAATAATATGCATCTATAGTACCTTATTCAAATATTGCAGTACATGTTAGCTTATTTTAAAAATAAATATAATACACTCATTTTTATGACAATTATCAAATATTTCATAAAAAATAAAAAAATATTTATCTTCGATAAATATTTTTTGCATAAAAAAGAATATATATATTCTTTTTTATGCCTATTTTACTATATTCATTTTATAAATTTTATTTAGTGTATTTAACAATATTATTTAATAAATTTATATAATTTTGAGAGTAATTATGATTTATTTAAAAATAGGTATATTTAATGATATTTTTTATGAAATATTTAATAATTTTCATAAAAATGGGTGTATATTCCATATAGTATAAAATAATTAAATATTAAAATAAATAATATAACCAATTGTATAAATAATAAATAAGGTAATTATTATTTATTGATATAATATTTATTACATTGTTCGATTTAATAAAATTTATAATTCAATAAGACAAAGGTGAACAGTTCTATTTATAAAATACTAGCAATATTTAATAATATTTTTTATGAAATATCATTAAATATGCTCATTTCTAAATTAATTATTACTTATACGAATTAATTAAATATTATTTTTTATAAAATGAATATGGTATAACAGGCATAAAAAATATTTATTTTATTTTTGATAATTTTTATAAAAATAGGTGTATTAATATTTATGATGTTTCTATATTTTTAGTAGGTTGAGTTGATTCGGTATTATCAGTTATTACATGTCGAGAATCATTCCATTCTAAAAGATTAACTGGATAATTAGAACTATCACTAGGACATACTTTACATGGTGATGTATTAATACATACTGGTGGTCTGGGCATAGGAACCATCCATTTAGATGTATCTAATATTGTATAACTTTTATCCCAATCATTAGCTATTTTATCGCCTATTGGTGAATAAAAATCATTAGGTAGATTATTATTTATATTATAATTTTTAGGTGTATTAATTTTTCCTTCAGTATTTAATTTTTCTAATGATATTATAATTTCATCAATTGATAATATTTTAGATTTAAGTTTAGCTTGAATATTTTCAACATCTATATTGTTAAGTATACCTTTTTTTATTAATTCTTTCATTAAATATTCATAATATTTGAGTGAATGTATTTTTTTAGAATCATTACTAATATTTTTTTGTAAATCTAATTGAAATTTTAATTTATTTATTTCATTATTAAATTGAGATTTAATTTTTTCTATTTCTGTAGAACAACTAATATTATCATTTTTAAAATTAGAATAATTAGGTTTTTGTTCAGCAGGAACAATTTGTGGTAAACTAGCCATTTGTTCATTAGTATTACTTTGTGTTATATTTTTAATAGATTCTAAATTTAAATTTGTATTATCAAGAGATTCAAAAATATGTCCATTTTGAATTAAATCAATAGCAATAACGAAAAAACAAATAATGGTAATTAAATTTATAATATCTTTATCAGATAATGGTGTACTAGGTATATTTTTAAGAAAAAGGTATAATAAAATTAAAAAAATAATATATTTAAAAATATTATTAATATTTAGTAAAGTCATATATATAATTATACATTTTTTTTGTTATAAAGTATAATTAAAATTAATATTATAATTATCAATAAGATATTAATAATATACATAATTAATATAAGTGAAATATAAGGATATAATTTATTCCTACATTCATCTAATAATGGTTTAATAATTTGATTTTCAATTTGATTTTTAATTTCTGGTTTACACAATTCTATACTTATTTTATTTATACATTCTTTAGCAAATTTATTAATCATAATTATAAATAATTATATATTATTTATAATTATAAAAAAATTGAAAATAATATTTAAACGAAAAAAATTTGATAAATAAATATGTTATAAAGCTTTTCTATTATATATTAATAAAATGACAGTTAATCCTCTGTTCTACAATGAAGACATAAAGAAAATAGAAAAAATAGAATTCACAATATATCGAAATAATGATGTTAAAATGTATTCAGCAGTATTTGATGATCCATTTGGGATAGATTTAGCTGAATCATATGAAAATTATGAACCCAAAAAAGGTGGTTTAGTGGATTTAAGATTAGGTACATGCGATCCATATTTACCTTGTACAACATGTGGTGAAAATTCAATAGATTGTCCAGGACATTTTGGACATACTACTTTAGCAGATAAAGTATTTCATTTTGGATTTTTAAATCATTTAAAAAATATATTGCAGTGTATTTGCCTAAAATGTTCAAAAATATTAATTAATGATATATCTAGTATTGATAAAAAAATATTAAGTAAAAAAATGGAAACACGTTTTAAAGAAATAAAATTGTTAACGAAAAATGCTACACATTGTTTTAACTGTGGCGAATTAGTACCTAAAATAAAAAGAGAAGTTAAAGATAATGGTTCAATTAGGATAATTATTGAAAAAAATATAACTAATGTAGCAGAAAAAGATGATACAGATTTAAATGTAGATCAATTTCAGGCAAAAAAAATAAAAGAAGTTAAAAAACCAAGTGATTGTTGGGCAATACTTAAAAATATTTCAGATGAAGAATGTAAATTATTAGGATTTGATCCAAAAATTCAAAAACCTGAAGATATGATAATAAAGGAATTTCCAATTCCGCCGGTTACAATTAGACCTACAGCAAAAGTTGATTTTTTATCAGCTGCTACAATGGAAGATTCTTTAACATTAAAAATTTCTGATATAATTACATCTAATAAACGATTGAGACAACAAATGGAAAAAGAAACATTATCAAATGATATATCACAATATAGTCCAGATATGTTTACATTATTACAATATCATATAGCAACATATTTTGATAATGAAAGTTTAAGTTTACCAAGAACAGAATTTAAGACTGGTGGTAGACCAACTAAATCTATGACAAATATTATTAAAGGTAAAACAGGCAGGGTAAGAAATAATTTAATGGGTAAAAGGGTAGATTTTTCCGCTAGAACAGTAATTACATCTGATCCTTATATAGATATTGATCAAGTAGGTGTTCCAAAAAGAATAGCAATGGAATTAACAGTTCCTGAGGAAGTTACTCCTTATAATATTAAATATTTATCTGGATTAGTTCGTAATGGAAAAGATACTTATCCAGGTGCAAATTTTGTATTAAGAATAAATTATAAAGATGGTAAAGCTGAAGTTCAAAAAATAGATTTAAAATATAGGAAAAAAGTTATTAAACTTAATTATGGTGATATTGTAGAAAGACATAGTATTAATGATGATTATATACTATTTAATCGACAACCAACATTACATAAACCATCTATGATGGGTCATAAAATGCAAGTTATTAATAGTGATATATTAAATACGTTTAGACTTAATGTATCTGCTTGTAAACCTTATAATGCTGATTTTGATGGTGATGAGATGAATATGTATTTGCCGCAATCAATACAAACACGTAATGAAATAAAAAGAATAGCAAATGTACAATATCAAATAGTAAGTGCAAAAGATTCGAGTCCTATTATTGGATGCCAACAAGATACATTATCAGGAGCATATATGTTAACTGAACCTGATGTTAAAATAATAGGATGGGAAGCAGCTAATATATTATGTAATACAACATCTGAAACAAAAATGAATATAGAAATGAATAAATATTATTCAGGTCATGAAATTTTTTCTCATATAATACCAGAAGGTATTAACAATACATTAAAATCAAATAATAATATAAATTTTCAAATATTAAATGGACAATTATTAGTAGGACATTTAGACAAATCATCTTTAAGTTTTGCTAAAAATTCAATAATTCATTTTATATGGGATAAGTTCGGACCAAATAAAACAAGAAAATTTATAGATGACTCACAAAGATTAATATTAAATTATTTATTACTTAGAGGTCAAACCATAGGATATAAAGATACAATAATTGATAAAGATATATTAACAAAAATAAAACAAATTATGCATAATGAAATATTAAAATCTAAATATAATATAACACAATTTGAAAATGATGTAGACCAAATTTCAAATGAAATAATAGAAACAACATTAGCTTCAGATTTAGGTGTAGTAAGAACAAATGTTAGTCAAATAATTTCATCTCATTTTAATATTAATAATAATTTTTGGGTTTTTGCTAAATCAGGTGCTAAAGGATCTATAGATAATGTTACTCAAATATGTGCATTTTTAGGTCAAAAAAATTTAGCTGGTAACAGAATTAAAAAAAATATAGAAAGTAGAAGTTTAATATATTTTCATAAAGATGATGATACACCAGAAGCAAGAGGATTTATTAAAAATTCATATATTAATGGTTTATCTGGTTATGAATTATTTATTGATTCTTCTGCTGGTCGCGAGGGTTTAATAGATACAGCTATTAAAACAGCACAAACAGGTTATATCCAAAGACAATTAATTAAAGGTTTGGAAGATTTATCCATTAAATATGATGGTACAAATAGAAATGCTAAAAATATAATAATTCAAACAATATATGGCGAAAATGGAATAAATCAGGCGCTACAAACAGAATTAAAATTAAATATTTTATTAATGAATAATACTGAAATAAATGATAATCTAATATTTACTAAAGAACATATAAAAATGTTATCTAATGAATTAAAAATTGATACTAAAGAATTAACTAATTTTAATAAAAAATATTATGATAAATTAATTGTTATGAGAGATAATATGAGAATGAATCAATCTAAAGCATTAATAAATTATAAAATTTTAGAAGAAAAATATGTAGTACCTGTTAATCTATTTAGAATTACACAAGATTATACATCAGATAATAATAGTATAGATCTCAATCCTTATGATATTGAAAACGCAATTGAAGATTTTTTATCCCATCACGATTATAGATTAATTACAGTATTAAATCCTCAAGATAAATACATGAAAAATGACGATAGAAAAATGAAAACATTATTTGAATTAGCACTTTATGAATATTTAGCACCTGTAAAATGTATATTTACATATAAATTATCTAAAACTAATTTTAATAAAATGATGGATGAAATTAAATTAAATTTTATAAAATCTATAATAGAACCTGGTGAAATGGTTGGCGTTATTGCTGCACAATCAATTGGTGAACCTACATCACAACTCACATTAAATACTAAACACTTTGCAGGTACAAAAAGTGCTGCTACAATGGGCCTAAATCGTATTTTAGAATTATTGCATTATTCTAAAAATATTAAAATACCTGAAATGACTGTATATTTTAAACAACCTTATGCAAAAGATAGAAGTGCTTTAAATAAAGTAATTAGCTATTTTAAATATTTATCAATAAAAGATTTAATCAATAGTGCTGAAATATATTATGATTTATGTGGTAATGATAAATTAAGTAAATTAATTAAAGATGATAATGTATCTAATCCATTTTTTATAAATAATCAAAAAACAGATTTAAGTTTATTACCATTTATATTTAGATTTAAAATGAACATTGAAAAAATGATTGATAAAGAAACAACATTACTTGATATTAAAACAAAATTTATTTCACAATGGTATAAAAATTTAACAAATATTAAAAATGTTAGAAAAAAAGAAATAATTAATAATATAAGTAGATGTGCTATATTATCTAATAATATATCTGATAAAGAACCATATATTCATATTAGATTTAGCATGACAAATTTTAACTATAGTATGATCACAGATTTTCTTAAAATAGTATTAGATGACATTACATTAAAAGGTATTGAAAATATTAGTAATATTAATGTATCACATGAAAGAGTAATTAATTATGATAAATCATCCGGTGATATTATTGTAGATAAAGAATATGTAGTTTATACATCTGGTATTAATTTTGAAAAAATGAGATTAATGACAGGTATTGATTTTTCTAGAACTAGATGTAATGATATTATAACTACATTAAGATTATATGGTATTGAAGCTACTAGACAGTTATTAATATATGAATTATCAAATACATATAAAAATTCAGGATCAAATATAAATTATAATCATTTATCTTTATTAGTTGATCAAATGTGTCATACAGGTGAAATAATATCTATGGATAGACATGGATTATCTAAAATTGATATTGATCCAATTGCTAGAGCTTCATTTGAAAAAACAATGGAGCATTTTATTAATGCAGCTATTTTTAATGAAAAAGATAATTTAAAATCTGTAAGTTCTAGAATTGCTGTAGGACGTGTTATTAATGGTGGTACAGGTGCATTTGAATTATTATTAGATACTAAAAAATTAGAAAATTCAGAATATACTAAGGATGAAACCGCAGGAAGAATAACTTTTCCCCCATTAGAAGAAGACCCTATATTAACTGATATGATTAAATATTCATTAACAAATACATCTTTTTTTATTCCTTAATTAAATATTTATTTTATTCTAATTGAATAAAATAAAATTGAAAAAATAACTTTATGGATGTTTCTAAGTTTTCATACTTTTACCGTAGCCATTTTGGCTCAAGCTTGTACCGCGAACCTTGCATTCAGCAAACATCAACCTTCTTTGTGTCTGCCGCAACCATGGCTGATGCAAACACCATGCCTGAAGAGCGCAAGCGGGGTGAGGCCCTCTGGGCCTTAGTGCGGGCGCAGAGGGAGATGCGCAAGCGAGTTCTGGCATTCTTGGCCTTCCTGCAAATGCAGGTCCACATTAGGGTGAATGACCAGAAGCAGGCAAAGGAGATTATGCGGGCTCTTTTGTCTAAGTCCTACAAGACGGATATTCCCGTGTTTTTCTGCAAGCCCGAGGACAAAGTTACCCTGATATCCAGGAAGCTTCAGTACCTCTGGGCATGCTTCCGCAGTTTCGGAACCATCTTGTTCAACGTCCCCTTTCCCACGAGGAATGGGGAAAACGATCCAGACTGGTACGACGCGGTCCATCCAAAAGCCAAAGTAGTTGGAAGAGATGTTGTCGCGCCCTTGGTGCTGGAGCTTATCCGGCGTCTCAAGAGGCCAACACAGCATTCGTACAGAATCGCCCTCATCGGCGACTCCACTACATCGGAGTGTACAAAGAGAGATGGACGCAAAGCTGCACGCGTGAGGACCAAGTGGGTTAATCGCGTATTGGCCAAGTCTGGGCTCAAGGCGAATGTCACCTACTACGCCATTCCAGGCAGCCATATCAACTACCACTCTTGGACCTCTTTTCAGATCCAGTCGTACTTTATGCGCAGAGACCATGATGTTAAGCCTTTTGATGCGGTGCTGGTCGTTGGTGGGTGGAATGCCCAGTACGACTACGATTACCCTCGAGGCTTTACAACCATGATCAAGGATGCTTGCAGTTTCCGGGATATTGTTTCCGGTGACCCGAACTGCCTGCACACATGGCGCACCTGGATCGGGGACCAAGAGGCCGAGTTTTTGGATCACCTCAAGGCAAAGTCTAGCTCGGATACCATGTGCTACCCGATCTGCTACAAGCGGAGAGGGGGGTCGCGCCAACCATGAACTACCCAATCTGCTATAAGCGGCATGGTGAGTTCCAAGAGGTACACAATCTGCATCAGGCGGTGATGTGTCTCTCTGACTACTTGGGGGATCTGCATTGTGATGACAGAGGCAAGCTTTCAAGCTGTGTCACATAGTGAAAAAAGAAAAATTATTTATAATTTTTCTTTTTAAAATGGTATATAAATAGGACTGTTCACCTTTATATTTATTTTTTTATTAAATTTAATACTATAAATAATTATATATTTTATATATTTAGGACTTATTAAATTGAATAAGATAATAATACGTATATATAGTACGACAGAAAATCAAAGATTTTCTGTCTTAAGATTAGGATAAATCAAAGATTTATCCTAATCGTACCTTATTCAAATAGTGAAGTATACATTATCTTATATAAAATAATTAAATAATACGAACGTCCTAAATAAAAAAATTACCATATTTTTATTTCATTATCATCATGAATAATAGTATCATTATCTTTTATAATATAAAAATTATTATCCGTAAATATGATTTCATGAAAGTTATTATACATCATAACGCAATATGACCAAATAATAATTTTTTTATCAAATGTTAACACTATAAAATTATTATTAGTACTATACAACTCTTGAATATTATTTAATTTAATATAACATACACCTCCATTTATTGGATCACCCCAAGGTATAACTTGATTATCAAATGTTAATGCTGCAAATGCACCTTTTGTATTACAAATTTTTTTAATATTATTTATATTATCACATTTTCCTCCATAATATTTATTTCCACAAGCAATAACATTATTATTGCAAGTTAATACAGCAAATGCATAGTTATTACTATAAATTTCTTTAACATTATTTAATTCTTTATCATAAATATCTTCATTATTAATACCACCCCACATAATAACTTTATTGTCATATGTTAATGCAGCAAAAGCTGTATTAGTATTATAAATTTCTTTGATATTGACTAATGGTATAGTACAGTTACCACCATATTCAGGATGTCCCCAAACTATTGCTTGATTATCAATAGTAAGTGCTACAAATGCATGATTATTTTTATAAATATTTTTAACATTAGTTATTTTATCATATTTACAATATTCATTATTACCCCAAATAATAACTTGATTATCAAAAGTTAATGCAACAAAAGTATTATAATTATTATTATAAACATTTTTAATATTATTAGAAATATTATAATTATATTTAGAATTATTAAATATAATTATATTATTATCATTAGATAATCCTGCTAATAATGTATCATTTTTATAAATTTTTTTAATTCCATATAATTTGCAATCTTTCATAAAGAATTCATTTTTATATGTTTCAACTATATAGATATTATCACTATGATAAATTTCTTTTACATTATGATAAATATTATTATTTATTTTAATAGAATTATCATTTTTAATAATATAATTTCCAAATAATCTATTAGTATGAAGAATTAAAGTTAAATTACAATTTTCAGTAATATTATTATCTTCGAATGATTTATTTAATTCAATATATGTATTATCTTTATACAATATAAATCTATTATATTTGATTATACTTTTAAAATTTTTATTTTTTTTTAAAAAATTATAAATATTATTTTTGATATTAATTTCTTTAATAGTAAAATTATTACCACTTAATTGATAAAATCTAATTTCAATATTTTCCGTCATGATTATAGTAGGGTAATAATTATTTCTTATGTACATAACATGATTTTTTCAATTTTTTATTAAAATATTAAATATACTTGATAATTCTTTTAAAGATATTGTTTTTTTAATAAATAATGGAAAATGATAATAATTTTGATAATTTAAATTTGAATAAGGATTTACTAAAAGGAGTATATTTATATGGTTTTATAAAACCTTCCAATATTCAAAAAAAAGGTATAAATGCTATAAATACAGGCCAAGATTGTATATTACAATCACAATCAGGAACAGGGAAAACAGCAACATATTTATTAGGTGTATTAAATAGATTAGATAATACTTCTAGTTGTCAAGGTATAATTATTACTCCTACACGTGAATTAGCTGGACAGGTTTATAATGTAGCATGTAATTTATCAAAATTTACAAATTATAATATAGTAAAATGTACAGGTGGTACTAATATAAATGAAAATAAACATGAACTTAAAAATGGTAATTTAATTATAGGTACTTTAGGAAGAATATATCATATGATAGATGAAAATAAAATTAATATTGACAAACTAAAATTTATTGTTTTAGATGAGGCAGATGAATTATTATATGATACTAATGATAAAATTTATAGTTTTTTTGAAAAGATTAAAAAATCAGTTCAAATTATATTTATTTCAGCTACAATATCTTTAAATGTATTTAATGCAAGTAAATTATATACAAAAAATCCAATAAAAATATTATTAAGAAATAATGAAATAGTAGTAGATTTAATTAGTCAATTTTATTTAGATGTTGAAATAGAAGATCAAAAATTTGATACATTATTAGATTTATATAATTTATTTTCAGCATCACAAACTATAATATTCTGTAACACTATAAGAAAAGTAGAATGGTTAGAACAAAAATTAAAAAAAAATGATTTTTCAATTACTGTTATACATTCAAGTATGACACAAGATGAAAGAGATAATATTGTTAAAGATTTTAGAAATGGTAGTACAAGGATATTACTAACTACAGATCTATTAGCCAGAGGTATTGACATACCTCAAGTAAATATGGTTATTAATTATGACTTACCAATGAATAAGGAAACATACATACATAGAATTGGAAGATGTGGAAGATTTGATAAAAAAGGTGTATCTATAACTCTTGTTAAAATGCAAGATCAAATAGATGTTAAATTATTTAATAAATTAAAACATGTTTATAAAATTAATATAATTGAAATGCCGGAATGTATTGATGAATATTTATAACTATATAAATTTATAAATGATTTTTTATCAGTTTAATTATAATTAGTTGTTCAACCAAAATAAAAGATTTTGGTTCAAGAACTAAACCCTTCGGGTTTAGTTGTTCATCTTTGTTTTATTTAATTAAATATTTTTTGCATAAAAAAGAATATAAATATTCTTTTTTATGCTTATCTAATCATATTCATTTTATAAAAAATAGCAAGTTCATATAATGTAGAAGGAATATATAATATTTTATAAAAATGAATAATATATACATTTTTATAAAAATTATCAAAAATTTCATAAAAAATAATTAGGTGTATTTAAAAATAATATTAAATAAAATTTTATAATTTTGAAAGTAATAATTATTTAATTAAAAATTATGTATATTTAATGATATTTTTATGAAAATATAAGTCAAATGTGACAATGTCAATAAATATCTATATTTAAATAATTTAGCGACATTAACTAATAATTTTTTGTGTATTTCATCATAACTAGAAATGCTTCTCCATACAGAATAAAACTTGTAATATTTTAGCGTATGCTTATAATAGCCTATTAATTAATAATTATATACATCTTTCTAATACAAAAAAATTGAATTAAAGACATATTGTGCATATAACATTATGCTAACAATGTCTAATCATTCGTTAAAGGAAATGACTATTGACTTTACTAAAGATTTCAACGTAGATCAATTATCATTTACTGATTTTGAGGATTCCAAAGATTCAACAGGACAAAAAGATCCAGCAGGACAAAGGAAGGCATTTCCAAGATATCAAGTAAATGGATCTAATGTAAATCCTTACTTTCAGTTAGTATGGTTTTTATTAGATTCTTATGGAATTCCTCAATTAGGTAGATATTATACTTCTGATGCTCAAAGAAGTTTTGTTAAAATACCATTAAATACTAATATTCCAGAAATTAAACTATTAGTAGATAAATTAACTTTATTAGATGAATATTTAGGTTCAGATAAATTTAAAGAACAAAAATTTGGTAATAAATCAAAAAAATATTCATATCAACCAATAGTTAGACTACCTATTGATGATGAAGATGATGAGGATACTACCAAAGTTAAAAAAATAAGATATCCATATATTAAAATAAAAATAGATATTGACTATAAAACAAAAGATGTAAAAACTATTATTTATAATTCTACATTGGTTGATTCGAAACGTGTAAGAAAAGAAATTAAAGATGTAACAACTGTATCTGATTTTGCTACACATATTTGTTATCTTAGTAAAATTAGGCCAATTATTAAACCTGCGACTCTATGGGCAGCTTCACCAACAAGTACTAAGGAACCAAAATATGGTTTAACACTTAAAATGATTAAGGTTGAAGTAGAACCACCAAATGGAAGATCGAGTTCTAATACTAAAGATTATATGTTATCTGATACATTTATTGATGATGAACCACAAATGCAAAATACACAACAATCTAGTTCATCATCATCAAGTAAACCTGTAGTGCAAATTGATGATGATTCTGACGGATCAGATGATTCGGAAAAAATCGTTGAACAAAAGAAAGGTGTTCAAATAATTGAATCTGAATCCGAATCAAATGATTCAGAAGCAGAAATTAAACCAGTTAAAAAGCCTACACCAAAAAAAGCAAATAAAAAATAATTATATAAATTTATAACTAATATTAATTTATAACTAATTAATTTAAAATTAATTTAATTATTAAATTAATTTTAAAGATTTATTTTTTAATAATTTTAATAAATGGATTATTTAGAACCGCTTAAAATTTCTTTAATTGATTTAAATAATATATCATATTCTAAAATTAGAGAGCTTAATAATAAAAAAATTATAATTGTAAAATATGATTATGGTGATAAATATAAAAATTTTGTATTTCAAACACCTACATTATTAAATTTAAATAAACCTAATTATTGTAATCAATATGTAGAAATGGCAATTACACTTGAAGGTAAAGAAAAGAATAAAGTAAATACATTTTTAAAATTTATAAATGATTTAGAAAATAAAATTAAATCAGATGCAGTCGTAAATTTAAATTCTTGGTTTAAATTAGATAAAAATAAGCAAGATATAAATTTTCAAAAAATAATTAGGGATGATAATACAATTAGAATAAAAATATTAAAAAATAATGATTATGAAACATTAGTTAATTATAATAATAAAAAAATAAATTTATCATCAATTCCAGATAATACTTGGTGTAAATTGATATTAGAATGTTATGCAATTTGGATAAATTCAAATAATAATTTTGGAATATTTTTTAGACCTATTTTGATATCATTATTACCAAAATTAAAAAAAATATATAATTATAATTTCATTGGTGATGAAACAGATAGCGATAATATAGATATTCCTGATACAGAAATAAATATAACACAAAATAATTTATTTTTAGATTCACATACACTTGATAAAAGTAATAATAATTCTACATCACAATTAGAAATAAATGAGTTATATAATAATTTACAACATACTATTAATTCAGATGATAATCAAAATATTAATATTATTAATTTAAATAATATTGAATTAAGTAGTAATAATAGTACTGATCAATATAAAATGAATTCATCAGATGATGATATGACTTCTGAATAAAAATATTTTTCAAATAAAAATTTTTAAATAAAATTTTATTTAAAAATTTTTATGAATATAGGTATATAAAGATTTATTATATTATTGTAAATATAATATAATTGTAATGTCATTAGATGAAAATAATATATTAAATGATAATAATAATCAAATTATTTCTATTATATCATTATCATCACAAGAATATTTAATTTTAAAATCACTTGAAAATTTTTATAATATACCATCAAATTATAATATATTTTCACTTATTATTAAATCTAATAATTATATATCAATTAGATTAATTGATTATTTTATTACAAAATATTCTAAACAAAATAAAATATGTTATAAGATTATTAAAAATAATATAATTGATCAAAATTATGATAATAATGATGAATCAACATTTTATGTTCATGCATCATATAAACAACAATTAAAATTATATCAAAAAAAATATTTTGATCCATTTAGTCGAGGCGATAGAATTCCTTATTTCATAAATAATAATTATATAATAACAACTATAGGACAATTAAATTTTTATAGATGGCTAATTTCTAATAATATATATGTGTATATTTTACATAATAAAAAAGATATTGAAAGAGAAATGAATATTGATAATAAATTTACAAAAGAAAACAAAAAACCAAAAAATACAAAAAAAAAAATAAAAAATTCAAAAACAATAATAAATAATACAAATACATATCAAATGCAAAATATTGAATCTAAAAAATCAACTGATATTATTGTAAATTTTATATAATTAACCATTAATATTTTTATATATCTTTTTTGGAATTTATAATTAATTCCAAATATGGCAATTAATTATATATAATATCATAATAAGCACATAGATTTATATTTTAGTCTTATATAATTACTTTTTCGGTTTATGATTAATTCAAATAATACACTCATTTTTATGAAAATTATTAAAAATTTCATAAAAATACTATTGTATTATATTCATTTTATAAAATTTAATTAGTGCATGGGGGATAAAATCAAAGATTTTATCCCCCATCCATTGTAGAGGAAAATCTTTGATTTTCCTCTACGGTGCATTTAAAAATAATATTTAATAAATTTATATAATTTTGTGAGTAATAA